CCCTTTTATGTGAAGCGCGTCTACGGGTTAAGTCAACCACGGAGCGCACAAGGGCGCAGAGGTTCTTGGACATTAGTCAGCGAGGCAGTCTACCTGTTCCGTTGTCATATTACGGAGCGAAGTCGGGTCGCTGGTCGGCAGCAAAAGGCTCGGCCATCAACATGCAAAACTTAAAGCGTGGGACAAAGGAACGCCCCTCATTCCTACGCGAAGCAATCATGGCTCCCGAGGGACATCAGTTGGTTGTTGGGGACTTATCGCAGATCGAGCCTAGGGTACTGGCGTGGTTGGCAGATTACGAAGACATGCTCGACATCTTCAGGGCGGGTGGTGACCCGTATGCTGCCTTTGGTGCGCAGATGTTTAACATACCCGGCCTTACAAAAGATAGTCACCCTGATCTTAGGCAGTCTGCGAAGAGTGCGCTCCTTGGCTGTGGCTATGGACTTGGTTGGGCATCGTTCGCGTCCCAACTCTTGACGGGATTCCTTGGAGCAAAGCCAGTCAGGTACGAGAAAGCGTTTGCCAAGACGCTGAACGTGGACACGGCTTACATAGAGCGCTTCCTTGATTGGGATGATAACGTCACCCGCTTGGACGAGATACCTCACACCTGTAGCGATCAGGAGCTCTTGGTGCACGCTGTGGCATCCAAGAAGATCATCGACATTTATCGCAACACCGCGTCTCAAGTGGTCTCATTTTGGGAAGTTTGCGCAGGGCTATTAGCGTCTTCCCTGTACGGCGGTAAAGAGCACAAATATAAATGCTTGACATTCCGCAAGGAAGAAATAGAATTGCCAAATGGAATGAAACTTTTATATCCCAATTTGAGGATCGAAAAAGATGACAAAGGTAGGAGCCAGTATGTGTACGGGCCAGACGCTACTAAACTGTACGCAGGAAAGATAACGAACAATGTCACACAGGCGTTGGCACGCCTTGTAATGACAGACGGAATGCTCAGGGTATCCAAAAGATACTTCATAGCAGGCACAGTACACGACGAGCTAATCGCTGTCGTGCCAGATGCTGAGGTAGAAGAAGCCAAGACTTGGGTCTTGGATCAAATGACTATGGAGCCGCGCTACATGGCGGGGCTACCATTGAATGCTGACGGTGGCGCGCACCGCAGATATGGATTAGCAAAACAATAAGGAGAAGCATGGCAGTAAATAAAACACCAATACCAAAAACAATAAGAGTTGGTAACAAAAAGTACTCCATCGAGATTGTAGAAACAATGCTACAACGAAGGCGTATGGGTATGATTGACTACTCGACACAACGGATCACCCTTGGCCGTAAGAGCAACGTCACGGGACAGCACTACAGCCAAGCAGTGATGACTGAAACATTTTGGCACGAGTTGGTTCACGCCATACTCAACGACATGGGTCAGACAGCACTGAATAAAGATGAGAAGTTTGTGTCAGAGTTTTCCAGACAACTCACCAAAGCAATTAAATCAGCGAGGTTCTAATGAAAGTCACATGGTCACACAGCTCCCTCAAAGACTATGAGGGGTGCTCACGCAGGTATCACGAAGTCAAAGTCTTGAAGAACTTCCCGTTCGTTGAGAATGATGCTACGCGGTACGGCACAGAGTTCCACAAAGCGGCGGAGGACTTTATCAAAGACGGCACAGCAATACCCGAGAAGTTTAGTTACAGCCAAGGTACGCTAGATGCTTTGATTAAGAAGAACGGGCGCAAGCTGTGTGAGTATCAGATGGCGTTGACAGCCGACCTCAAGCCTACCACATGGACTAGCAAAGATGTGTGGGTGCGGGGGATTGCTGACTTACTCATCATTGATGACGACAACTTAACGGCATGGGTCGTGGACTATAAGACGGGCAACAACAAGTATCCTGATCGCGAGCAATTAAAGCTCATGTCCATCATGGTCTTTGCGCATATGCCCCACATCCGAAAGGTCAACTCAGCCCTGCTGTTTGTAGTCAAAGAAGATATGGTCAAGCACAGCATGACGGTGGATCAAGCCGAAGCAGAATGGTGGCAGTACCGCCAACGAGTTGCACGGATCGAACAAGCCCACGCTACAGGAGTGTGGAACGCAAAGCCTACGCCCCTGTGCCCGTGGTGTCCTGTTAAAACGTGTGAACATCATCCAAAACATTAGGAGTCAACATGACACAAGTAAACGGCAAGCGTGACTACAAACACGCATACAAACTACAAAAGAAATCTGGCGAGACAGCCGATCAGATCGAGCGTCAGAAGGCACGGCAACTCTACGACAAGGAGAAGATTGACCGCAAGGGCAAAGACATCGACCACATCAAACCCCTGCGCGCAGGTGGTAAGACTGTGCCGGGTAACCTGCGACTAAGAGCAAAGAGCGCTAATCAGGGCGACAATAAATGATGCAAATTGTTGAAGACAAAGCTTTGGTGTTCCGTACAAGGAACCCAGAGAAGTACAGCATTATTCCAAAGCACAAGGTCTTTAAGCTAGATGATGGGTACGAGGTGGCGGTGTACTGGGGATTGGATGAGTGTCGCGTTCTAAGAAACTTAGGTGTCAAAGACGTACCCTCGCCAATCACTAGGCGCTACACATGGCCAGGGCGATTCAAACCGATGGCGCATCAGATTGAAACCTCTGCGTTCTTGACCATGCACAAGCGTGCGTTTGTATTCTCCGAGCCCGGCACAGGCAAGACTCTATCCGCTCTATGGGCGGCTGACTACTTGATGAACCGAGGGGATGTTAAGCGGTGCTTAATCCTCTGCCCCCTATCCATCATGCAAGCTGCATGGTTATCAGACTTGAACAACAGTGTTATCCATCGCTCTGCCGTTGTCGCGCACCACGCGCAGGCTACCCGCAGGATCGAGATGATTCAGCAGAACTATGAGTTCGTCATCACAAACTACGATGGTTTGAATCTGATTGCCAATGAGGTTAACAATGATGGGCGCTTTGATCTTGTGATCGTGGATGAGGCCAACGCATACAAAACGGTGAGCACCAAACGATGGAAAGCTTTGAAGTCAATCCTCAAGCCTGACACACATTTGTGGATGATGACGGGGACACCCGCCGCGCAGTCGCCTGTGGATGCGTATGGGCTCGCCAAGCTCGTGAACCCCACGGGTGTGCCGATGTTCTTTACAGGATGGCGTGACAAGGTAATGAACAAGATGACCATGTACAAGTGGGCACCAAAGCCCGAAGCCAAAGACGTAGTGCATGAAGCGCTACAACCTGCAATCAGGTTTACCAAGGATCAATGCTTGGACTTACCCCCAGTGCTAACCATGACCCGCGAAGTACCGCTCACCCCACAGCAAGCCAAGTATTACAACCTGCTTAAAGAGCAGATGCTTGTGCAGGCCGCAGGCGAGACGATCAGCGCAGTCAATGCGGCGGTTGCTGTGAGTAAGCTACTACAGATTAGCTGTGGTGCGGCATATACCGATGACAAGGAAGTTGTGGAGTTTGACTCTGCGCCTAGGCTTGGTGTGTTGGAAGAGATACTCGAAGAGACGGATCGCAAAGTCATTGTCTTTGCCATGTTCCGCTCAACGATATCCACAATCCATGCGCACTTACTCAAGCGCGGTATCACCGCAGAGTTCATCAACGGCGCGGTATCCCCACCAAAACGCTCGGACATCATTAGGAGATTCCAGAATGAGGAAAACCCTAGGGTATTAGTCATGCAACCACAAGCAACGGCACACGGGATCACCTTGACAAGGGCTGACACCGTGGTATTCTACGGCCCCCTGATGAGCGTGGAGCAGTACACACAGGCCATAGCGCGGGCTGATCGCAAGGGGCAAGACTCGGATAAGGTCACGGTGATCCACATCCAAGGCTCGCCCATTGAGAAGAAGATGTTCGCGGCTTTGAGTGCCAAGGTAAGTGATAACTTACTTATCACCCAAATGTTCGAGAACGAAATTAAATATTAAAAAGGGGTTGCCATGTAGCAAAAATTTAATATACAATGTCTAACACTTGACAATAACAACAAACGGAGAAGTAAATGGAAAATGATTTAAGCGAAGTGCCTTTCGACAAACTAACTAAAATTTATCGCAAGATAAAGGAACACATGGATACGCTTACACAAGCGTATGATACGCAACTTGAAGAACTCAAAGCACAGCAAGAGCAAATCAAGTTTGCACTAAAGGATCAGATGAAAGCCAACGGGCAGACATCTGTTAAGACGAGCTTTGGTACAGTAAGCCTTGTGACCAAGACGCGTTACTCAACACAGGACTGGGACTCATTCAAACGCTTTGTCGTTGAGCATGAAGTCGTGGACTTGCTTGAGAAGCGCATCGCACAGGCTAACATGGCCAGGTTCATTGATGAGAACCCGGGTCTCGTTCCCCCGGGCTTGAACTCTATGTCAGAGTTTGAGATACGCGTAACTAAACCCACCAACTAAGGAAACACCATGAGCAATGTAGCTCTTTTCAACCCCTCCCAAGCCCCCGCGTTCGCACAATCAGGCGAGCTATCCGAAACTTCACGCGCCCTCTTGGGCGGTGCTTTGGGTAATACCACGAAGCGCATCTCGATCAAGGGTGGAGTCTTTCGCTTAGTCGCAGGTGGCAAGGAAATGGCCTCTATTGATGAGCGCCACCTTGACGTTATCATTATCAAAGCCGCCCCAAAGGTGAGCCGTGTGTTCTATGCCAAGTCTTACGATGCGGAAAATATCACAGGCCCCGATTGCTGGTCTAACGATGGTGAGACACCTGACGCAACAGCGAATGCAAAACAAGCTGCGTCTTGCATGACTTGCAAGAACAACGTAGCCGGATCGGGGCAGGGTAATAGCCGTGCTTGCCGTTATCAGCAACGCTTGGCTGTAGTGCTTGCCGATAATCCTGATGATGTGTTGCAGTTAACTCTGCCCGCTACATCGGTGTTTGGTAAAGAAGACGGCGACAAGCGTGCGCTCCAAGCATATGTGCGCCACTTGGCATTGGCGTCCCCTCCCGTCAACGTGGAGATGGTCGTCACTCGCATGAAGTTTGACACCAAGGCCGAGAGCCCCAAGTTGTTGTTCTCCCCAATGCGTTGGTTGACTCAGGTTGAGTATGAGTTGGGCAAAGCCAAGGGCAACACCAAGGAAGCTGAAGCCGCGGTCAACATGACTGTTGCCCAAGCTGATGGCGTGAAGAGTAAACCTCTAGCGCTTGCAGGCACACCGCTTGTCGTTGAAGCTGACATCGAGGAAGTACCCGTGCCCAAGGCCGCGAAGAAACCCCGTGTTGAGCCCACTGCTGAAGCTGACGAAGAGCCTGAAGTCCGCAAGGAAACAGCCAAGCCAAGCGCAGTACCTGCAAAGAAGAGTAAGCTCGCTGACATCGTGTCCGATTGGGACGATGAGTAAATAAGTTTAGGGGGTAGCAAGAGCGGTCGCAATGCGTGGGTCGGGGTGTTTTTTGATTTTTACCCCTCGTTAACCTTTCGCTCACATATCCACGATTGCGTTTCCTCTGGCTGGAACCACGCTACCCCCACCCTTAACTTAAATTAATATGCCTTACTCAGACAAAATTGTAGACCTCGTAGCTCGCTCGCCTAAAAACTTGGGTGGAACCCTTGGGCGGTGGGCTGTTCATTTGGATTTTCCCGTGACGAAAATCGCATACGCACTTGGCGTTACTCGACAAACAGTTTACAACTGGTTCGAGGGTAAGGATG